CTTAACCTTCAGCAGTTGATTTGCAAGCTTGGTATTCTTCAGCTCTCGAATGTCGATAGCATCTTCAAGATTGATGTCACCTTTCGATAGAGCCATTTGAATATTGGCTTCGAGCTGAGCTTTTTGCTCTTCATCCGGAGCCACTTCCAAAAAGATTCCAAAGTCGTAGATATAGAGGTCAGAAGTGTCGTTAAGAATTGAAACATTGTACTTGCCTATTTTATTTGCAAAGTCATCTTTAAAGTCTGCATACTCAAGAATGTCAGCAATCCTGTAAGACAAGCCTTCAGACATACGCTTGAACATATACAGAGTCGCATCAAGGATGTGGCGAGTTGCTGTATTTGAATTAAGAGCAGCCAACTTCTGAACGCCAACCAAAGCTCTAGAGTCAGGAGTAGAACCATCGCGAGCCTCATTAAGCCCCGTAACAGTTCTAATCATATCCAAGTAATGATTGTAGTTGCCAATCAGCATCTGAGTTTTTGCAGCTCCTGAGTTTTTGCTCAGCTCCTGTATAGGAACCCTTGCCTGATTAAAGTCGCCATCCTGAGTATAGCTTCGCCCAACTACACTACCTGTTTGGAAGTATAGCCTCAAAGCATCTTCGGGGTTGTAAGAGCCACCATTGCCCAAGTCAACTTCGCTTAGGCCATCAGCATCAATAAAAACACCATCAGGAACTGTACGAGCAATGACCTGCTGAAGCTTTAAGTGCGTAAGCTGAATCAAATCAGCAAACGGAATCATCCTCCGCACAATGCTTTCAATCCTGCCTTTGTACATACGGGGAGCGCAGGCCACGTAGTTTGGCAAAGCGTGTTGAGATGAAGACTTTGGTCGAACCATGTTCTTCATCATCTCCCATTTGAGAATCATATTGGTCCCCATGACCATGATGCCATCATACCAAACATCAATGGTCTTCTCCATCTTGACGAAGTTGCCCTCCTCCATCATTTCTTCAGGAGGATTAAATTGGTCGTCCTTCTCAATCACGCGCTCACCTCCGTTGTCAAGCATCTTCTTCTTGTACACCATCTTCTTTGTAGACTTGTAATTGAAGTACAAAAGAGTACAGGTGTCTCTAAAGAAAATGTCATCATCATAAAACTGAGAGACATTGAAGTAGTCGTACCAAGATTGACTGTACTGAGATATTTTTTCTAAGTCTTCTTTACTAAGACTTTGGTCTATCTTGTACAGCTCAGTGAGGGGAACAGTTTTTATCTCGCCCCAATAAAAACAATCTTTAAAGTAAGGGTCTTCTGTGTAGCTGTGAACAACATTCGCAGGGTCACAGTATGAAATCTTTACCCCATCTCCGGGAAGAAACTGATGTTTGCTGATTGCTATACCCAAAACAGTTTGGTCATAGTCCAAACGCTTTCTCAAGTGAGCATAGTCATTCTCTTCAAGTATTGTAGACAGAGCTTCTTCCTGCGCAATTTCTATTGAAGGCTTGTAGTTAATCTGCATATACAGAGAAAGCTCCTCGTCATTCGCGGGAAGTTGGTCGGGATTCATTACAAACGGGTCGCTTCCCGTCTTCTCCTGAACAATACTCAAGACATCTTTGGCAACCATCTGCCCCTCAATCATGTCCTGATACTTACTGCGCTTCGCCTGAGACATTGCATCCTGAGCAAACGCTTTGACTTTAAATAACCTTTCAGACATTCCATTGACAATAATGTCAACGAACTTTGGTATAACAGGAACATTCTGCCAATTGAGATTGATGTAGGACAAATCCCCATCAATAGCTAATTCATTTTTATACTGTTGAGTCGGCTGCTCTCCACGAGCATACAGCCTTAGATTCTGATACTGATTAAATCTATCGTAAAACCTTCCTCTTGTAGAATTATCTTTTCTAAACCACTCGTACTGAATAGCTTGACCAACCTGAAGGCCAAACTCTACGGTGTCTTTTTCAGCGTCAGAAACAAACTGACTTGGAAACCCCGTTGGAGTTATTTTTATAGAGACCTCCTTCATTAAGATATTTCGCTTTGAATCCCTTTATTGCTATAAGTTGCAAATTTAATGCTTATTTTCTTGGACTCTACTTTTCTAGGAGCGTACATATCTTTTTGACAGGCCATTATAGCTAAGCCCGAACTTATTGAAGCATCGTGCTTTGTCCTATTTGATATGTCAAACTTAGCCCAATCCTCAAGCGTCCTATTGAAATACATTATACCCATCTCGTCAGCAGGACGATACTCACCTGTCATGTCTAGCCCCACATACTTTTCAATGTATGATTGAATAGCTGAAGCGTGAGCTTGCTTTATGTCTTCAGAAGAGTTGGGTATACCTCCTATTTCCTTTTCGGTTACAGACAATCTATTAAATGCTTTGTCAGGCCTGTTCATTGAGTATCCCCTGTAGCCCCTGTTCTTAAAATGATACAGCAACCTAGCCTTGTTGTTTTCAGCCAACAAAGGCATACCATAAAAAACACAAGCCATTAAGACATCTTCAAAAAATATCTCAGCAGTTTGTGGTCGTGCTATATACTCAAGGAAGAACTCGTTGACGGGAGCGTCGTCCATGTGATACTTGGTAAGGCCGTGTAGGGAACCGTTAGAAAATCCACCTCCCACAGTTCCGGATATGTCGTATGGGTCGCATCCGAACGCACCAAGGTGTTCATTAGCAGGATACCTTTTTCCATTTTTATCTATGACTTTGTTTTGCAATTTTTTTGGAGGCAGCCAAGACACTCTAAACCTACCTCTACTATCAGGAGACCAAACAACCTCAGAGTCTTTAATGCCATCCTTCCAATGAAAATTACCGACAGATATAAACTGCCCCTGCATCATACCGTCGTTGTAATCTATCTGCTGATAAATTTTGGTGAGGTTGAATATAGACGACTTACTTTCATCTCTAAATGCGTGAGACTCTGTTCTTGGGAACTGCCTGTAAAATTCATTTAGCGCATCGGGGTCACTCTTCAAAGACTCTACTTCAGCCTCCCAATAATCAACCGCTCCTTGATGGATATATGCATCATCAATGCCCCTGACAGGCTCAGTGGTGGATAAATGCATCACGGGCATACCATACCTGTCGATAAATCCCTCCATGTTCCACTCCATCGGAATGAACAAATTGTACATTCCACTCCTTGTCTGACCGTTTTTGTTTCGGGTAGAAACACGAGAATCCTCATACAACTTCTTAAAGTTGGACCCTCCCTTGTCAAGAGCATTTGATGTGGAACCCATCATGCACTTGCCAATAACTTTAGAGCCCAATCGCAAGCAGGTCTTAGTCACCCTCCAATTGTTCAGGATATTGTTTGGCTTTAACCACTTGCCGCTTTCGTCATGCGCCAAGAATAAAAGCTTTTCACCATCGTAACTGTTGTCTTCAGTATTCTTCCAATCAATCGTGGTGTCCAATCCACTCATGTCTTCATCAGATAACTCAGACATATTCTTCTTAGTAATCTTAGACGCAGGTATGCGGTATGCCAATTCAGTCTTCGGCTTATCCATACCATCCATAATGGGTCTAAAGAAAAACGGAAGCTTGCTGTTTATCGGAACAACCTTGTCGGTAAACATTTTCTTGGCATCAGCACCTGTCTTCGACAGGATGCCAACCCGTGCATTTTTTGCAAGAGTTGCCGTGTTGACGCTTTCAGCAGACGACATAAATGAAAATCCTGAACGACGAATCTTCAGGTATATCATTCCAAACGAACGATTGTCAGCTTTACAGGCTTCCCAAAAAATAAAAAATATCCTGTTCGCCTCTCGGTAATCAGGATACCCTACATCAATCGAAGCCCACTGAAGGTACATATAGTGAGAGCCTGTAATGTATGTAGGCTCTCCATTATTCAGGAACCAAAATCCATCTTCCCTATTGTCAAACTCCCCCTCTATGTACGACACCCACTTTGCCTTAAACTCCTTGGGCATCTCGTTCCAATGGAAGATGCTCTGTATTTTGTCTAAGACCTTGGGTATCTCATGTCT